ACTTTCATATAAACCTAATACATCTACAAGATCAGTTGTAGAAGCTCCTTTAAAATCATCAAATAAAAATTCAGGAGATCTTAAAGTCCAGCAATCATACCATACACCATTGTTTGATATATCATCAGGATCTCCATTTTTAGTTCCTGGATTTGCAGTAAACACTTCATCTGTTGTAACTAAACCAAATCCTTTATAAGTAGGCATGAATAAACCTTGACCTACAATATGTTTATCAACATCAGTTTTTGGTACACGTACAATAGAAGCTTTTTTATATTTAGAAGGTACTGAACTAAAATCAATTGTAAATTTAACACCTACTATATTACCTGTTAATAAATGTGTTGATGAATTATAAGATGCTACTTCAGATTTAAATTCTGAATTAGTAATTGTACTTCTATCAGAAGTATAATTAGCATCTGCTGTATCACCAGGCATAAATATATGAGGAATCCTTATATCAGCTATCCAACAAGTATAACTCGGATTATCAAATTCATCATAAAATACAATACCAAATCTTTCCATTTCATCTCGTCTATATCCTACAATTAGATCATAAAGATATGGAGAAGCATGATTTGATAATGAACCACCTTCAGCTATATATTGTCTATCAAGAGTATCTAAAGATATAATTTCATTTTCATTTGGTGTTTTATGAGGCCCATAAGTACGATTCGCAGTATCATATTTATTATCTAATAAAACTTCCTCAGTAACAAATTCATATTTTACATTTGGGCCTTGTCCACCAAGCACATCACTATTAGGTAAATACAAATTATTTGTAGATACATTAGGTGCTTGAGAATCATAAGATTGAATTGCATCATGTTCTTCTGGAACATCATAAGGTGTTAATGCTAAACCATCTACCTCATCAATTTTCCAAGTAGAAGAATCTATTGAATATTCTTTATCTTGTGAATCTTTAATTATAGTATGATCAGAATTAATTGGGAATCTATACGCACGTGCATCAAATGAAATACTTTGATCTGCTGTAGTTACATTACCAAAAAATAATGTTTGGCGTTTAGCTATTAAAGATTTAACTTTTTTAAATCCAATAGTAAATGCTGTAAGTTCATCAATTGTAATTGGAACATCTGTTGTAGGTGTTCCTGAAATAAGTAATTCTATACTTCCTGAAGGAGGTATAAAATCTTCTTTAACCAGATTAATTTCTGGAATTGTAATATTGTCTTTGTAATAAATATGTACTACTTCAATAGTATCATAACTACTATCTAAGTTATCTACTTTTAAAACAACACTTTTATTAGCATCTTCCTCAACTAATTTAACAGGAAAATACTTAGATGATGATTCACTTTCAGATACATCAATAATAGGTATTAACCTAGATGTTCTACTAAAACGTGACTCAGAACCATTTTTATTTTTAAGTCTATATGCAAATTGATGTAGTCCTACTTTTAAAGAACCACCATCTACAATCTTACTAACGTATGGTAAATCCATACTTAATGAAGGTTGTAAATTTAAATCATCAGGGTTAGCTAATCCTATTAAAGGATCTGCTACATTGATTTGACGAGGTACATTATAATTGTCTGTCCAATAGATTTTTTGAATATTAGTATTTTCATACCTTGATTCAATCATTCCTGGATTAGCTACTGGACGATATATTGTTAAATTTAATTGATCATTATAAATTAAAGTAAGATTATAATTTACAGGATCAGTTAATGTTGCAGTAGGATCATAAGTTAATTTCCACCATTGACCGTAAGATGTAAATGGTGCAGTACTATTATCATCAGGGTTAAATGTACCATTAGTTGTTAAAAGATAAATATCATTTCTAATAGTAGTCCATCCAATAATTTTTAAATCATATTGTCCTGGAGTAGTTTTAATTTCAACAGAAAAACTACTTGTAATATCTACACGTGTAGGTGGAGGTACAGGAGGAAAAGTAGCAAGAGATTCAACAGTAGTTAAATACAATGAAGAACAATCAATTGATAAATAACTATTATTACCATATAGATAATATGAATTTGTAATACCTAATCCTGTTAAAGCTAAACTAATAGTTTTAATAATTACTTCTGTTTTATTACTTATTGTAATAGATCCTGAAATAAGACCTACAGGTATTTCATAAGAAGTACCATCTATATCAAAAGTAAAATAATAAGTAGAAAAAGGATTTAATGTACTTAAATCATTTAATATTTTAAATGTTGTTTTAGTAGTCAAGTTTGGAATATTAACTACTCCTGAATTACCTTTTACATTTGTACGTACTTTAAAAGTATTTCCTTCATCAGATACAATTGTAAAATTTTCAGACTCATATAAAAACTCATTTTTCAATGGTGATAAATCTTTATTTACAAGTGAACCTAAGTCTTTATATTGTTCCATATTAATATCTTCCTCTAAAACCTTTGTTATTTAATGAGTTGAAAGCAGTTTGAAAATCTTCAGTTCGTACTATCATCTTAGTTAATTGTCTTTTCATATTTTCCATCTGCATTGTATCAGGCATTTTAAGATGTGATAAACAAGATGCAATATCCCATTCATATTGATTCTTTGATTCTAAATAAACATTATTATTTAGTAAATCTTTTCTCCAAAGAATAGTATCTATTTTCCATTGTATATAAGAAGAACATGCTCTTTTATATTTTACATCATCTGGTATAAGTGGAAATCCTTCTTTATCTAAAGGGAATGCCCAATAAGCCATACACACTTTTCCTTCTTTTACACTAAATGTAATATAAGAATTATTCATTGTGAATGTAGGAGTTTCATTAGTAGTCCTTGAACTTATAGGTAATGCTTGTGGAGAATAAGTATTTCCAAAATTATCATAAAAAGTTTCAGCAGGTAATGAACCTAATGAAGTTCCACAACATGAACCATCTAACATTTGATGGAATAAGTTTGTACTTGGTAATGCTAATACTCCTTCAACTGAAACTGCCATAAGCTTATGAAAATCTTGTGGAAGTTTAACTCTATAGTTTTCAAGATCATATGATTCATCACCATAAGCTCCCATAACTTTAGGAATATATTGTAATGGATATTGAATTAATTCCATACACTCATATATCCAATAGGCTAAATCTCCATAGTTAACATGCTCTTCATAACCAGTGTTTCTAAAGAAATTATTAATAACTTCTTTTGAAGAAGTATAAGAACTAATTATCATTTGTCAGTTTATTTAAAATTGATTGTTCACTTATATTATCCATTGGATTTTCACATTTATGGATAATTATTAATCTTGTTTCTTTATTCATTGTTAATGGAAATTTAATAAAACCACACTTACATGAATCATCAAGTGTATGGTTATCTACTTCTTTCAAATCAACAATGTGAATTTTATCTTCATATACTATATCCATAGTTTTATTTTTTAGCTTTTACCCAATGCTTCTTTGATAATATCCATTTTTAACACTTTAGGATCTAAGGGATTGTCTTTACAATATTCTTCTTTTTCATCATATTGCCAATTACCTTTAGCATCTTTACCTTCAGTTGTTGTACGAAGAATCCATCCGTTTGATATTTCACGAACTGAAATTCTTACTTCTTTACCATCTTTAGTTTTTTTAGTAACAGAAGTTATTTTTGCATCATTTGCCATTACTCAAAATAATCTTTATTTGTTGTTAATAATACATTAGCTAGTTTTCTTTTATTAATCCTTAAAGGATTAAAACTATATAGGTTTTTACCTACTGGGCCTTTTAAACACAACCATTGAAACTTATAACTATGGTTATCTCTATTTTCATTTAAGTGGTATCTTTTAATACCAGTCTTATTTAAATAACCATAATCAATTTTTAATGTATTGTTTTGTTTAAGTAACCCAACATTCATTTTTCTCTTTTGTATTCTCATTGTACCAAGATGAAATGGTAATTTAATTGTATTTGAATTATCTACAATTTCATGAATAATTTCATCAGCTAAAGAATACCAAATATCTTTATATTGTTTACCCGTCAATGCAATTTTCTTAGGATCTGATTCTCCTGCAAACTTACTAACAGGACTTTTAAAATTAAACTTCTTTAAGTATAATTGGTAAGCTTCTGTTATTCCTGCTTGACAAACGTATAAACCTTTTCCTCTTTTATACATATTATTTTTTACCTTGTGAATCTAACATATCAGTTGCATCATTAGTTCTATCTTGACCTACTTTTAACATGATTGTTAATTCTTCAATACTTAGTTTTATAAGATCATCAATTAAATGTGAACTTAATGGATATGGACTATCCCAGTCATAACAACTAGATCCAGAACAATCTGTAAAATCTGAAAGATCATTCGGCTGTTCAAATACACCTGAGATATTAATTTTTTCAGTATAAGGAGCATCTATTAAATAAATGTATTGATTATACAATACTGCAAAAGGTATTTTAAATCTAGTGTTTCTAGCAAAAGGTAATCTTGCATATGGTATTAATTCATAGTTTAATGTACCAAATTCTGATGGTGATATTTTAGTAAGTAAGTCTTTTTGTTTAGCTTCAATTACTCTTGGTATCTTAACAGAAGTTCTAAATACTTTACAATCCAAATCAAATGATGGATCAAAAGAAGTATCTACTTGTTCAACATCAATACACTGAATGTTTTGAATATGAGTATCTGAAAGACTTTGACCCTTATCATATTGTCGTCTAAGTAAATTAGCACGAATGTTATCATGAATAAAAGCTACTTGACGATCAGATATTTTATCATCATCAGTTATTAATCCGCTTCGTAGAAGACTTTTTGTTGTGTATATTAATTCCCTCTGTGTTGCCATCTAATTTAAATTTCTTTGGTTTTTCTTTTTTAAGTTTAGTCTTTTTAAGACTTGGTATTACAGGAAGATCAATATCAATTCCATAATCTTCATTAGTTTCCCAATCAGGAGGATCTTCAATACGATGATTACTTTTCTTTTTCATTGTTCCAGTATTTTAAGTATTCTATCAAATTGTTTAAAATACTTATATTTTCTTTAACGGCTCCTAATGCCATATTACATTGAGAACATAATAAAAATCTCACCTTATTTGTAACATGACAATGATCTACATGTAATAATTTATTTTCTTTTGCTTTACAAATATAACAAACATGATTTTGTAATTATTTGAGTCTTTTCTAAAATAAAAATAGTCTAAAGATTTTTCTATTCCACATTTTTTACAAATTTTCATAAATATTCGTTTAATATAGTAGTCATACCAATATTCTCTTCTATTATAAAAGCTTTTAATTCTGGTTTAGAAACACAATATCCATTTTTTAAATCCCAATTACTTTTAGATCCAGATAAAGCAGGTAATTGAAAAAATTTAATACCGTTTAAATCTTTACTCATTTCATGATGTTTATCTCCAACAAACGAATAATAATTATTACAAGATGACCATTCTTTTTTAAATTCTTGTGGAAATAACATTGCTAATTTTTCAGCTTTCAAACAATCTCCATGATTAAATTGTAATGCGGTATTTGAATATTTTATGTATTTTCTATAGTCTGTAGTTATATCTATAACTAATCCTTTTACATCTCTAAAGTATGCCTGAAGCCAATAAACTAAATGAAAATCTAATATTTCAGAATGATTTCCAGAAACTAAAGTTACTTCAATATTTGGAGCATATTGTAACAATGTATTTATTATACGCCACTCATGATTACAAACTTTTTTAAAACTTCTATGAAAATCTAAAACATTTGTTTGAGGTGTTCCTTTAGTAGTAAATCCATTTGCTTCACTATTAAATATATCAGAACCAATAATATAAATTATTTTTTCAAGATTGTTAAATGTACTAGCTTTTTGTAAAATTAAAACTAATTTTTCATGAAAATCATTAAATCTTTTTTCAATATTATTATTTCCACTTTCATCATATTTATTATAATGAGCGTCTTGAGGATTTATAATTAAACATCCATTTGGTAGAAGCCTATTATAATCTTTACATTCTTTGATATGGGATTTTGGTTCATACGTTTTAAAGAAATTTTTTAATTCTTCTTTATAATCAATATCTTCTTTTTGGTACTGAATAGATTCTCTCCATTCTCCATTTGGCAACTGCCATACTTTACCAGATTTAAATTTACCAGCATATCCAGAAGGCCCTTCTACTTTTTGATTTATAGTTTGAGTTCTTAATACACGAGCTAATTTTCTAACTACATCATAACTTACTGAAAATTTATCAGCTACTTCTTGATAATTACCGTACAAATAATCTGTATTACTTGTTAAATAATCTTTGATTTCTTGATTCTTCATTCAGAATAGATTTTGTAAATTTAACAAATATACTGTATTATGTTACCAATAACAAGTTTTTTACAGTAATAATATGTAAGTAGCTGATAATCAATAGCTTTATTTTGATAATACTTTTTTCAGAGATGCGTTAGCCTCTTTACTTCCTATACTAGAACCAAAGAAAAATCCTACAATAGTAATCCAAGCAGTGCCTAGAGAACCAAGTAAAATATTCATAACATCTTTGTTTCCATTAGGAACTTCAAATTTTAACATATAACTAAGTAATCCAAAAAATCCTACAGTTATAACAAGTGCAAGTATATAAGATACATTTTTTGCTAACCATGAAGCCTTATCAGATTCTTGTATGCGTACATTAGCATCTCTAGCTGATTGAGTATCTTTTAAATAAGCTTCTACTTCTGCTTGAGTAAGAGAAGCCATTTTTTCTTCATGATCATTAATTACTTTTTGTAATTCTAAATTAGCTTGATCCTTCTCAGCTTTAGTAGTAATTACATTATCAAGGACTTTACCAACAGAATCTACAAGATCTGATGCACCTGAACTAAATATTTTTCCTAAACCTAATCCCATTATGCAAAATATAATTCAGCTTCTTGAAGCCTACGTTGTGTTAAACCTTTTAAAACTTTTCCATCTGCTTTATTCCACTTTAAAAACTCATCTTTAATACTAGGATCACTTGGATTACCATTTACTTTTCTAAGTAATGTAGAAGATTTTAAATTACCTACACCTAAGTTATAAGCAAATGATACTAATGCATCAAATTGGTTTTGATTAATATCATCTCGTGTATATGAATCAACAGCCTTTTCATAAGAAACTAACATTGCATCAAGAATAACATCAGCCCATTCCTCTGTAATAGGATCATCTTCTAAAGTAACTCTTTTACCATTTGGATAGTATGTTGCACCATATCCAATAGTAGGTACTTTAGCAGGACATAAATAAGGCTTACTTCTAAACCCTTCTTTTTGTTTAATAAGCTCCTTACCTTTTATTCCAGTTTTAATTATCCTTACCATTCTTTTTATTTTTTAAAACTTTATGTAACTTACCTGTAATATATTTTTTAATGGAATTTCCAGTAATGGTATCAATGAATAATAGTATTGAACAAAAATAAGCTAGTCCTTGAAGTATTTCAAGAACGTGTATATCCATTTTTAAGAGTGTTAATATTTCTCCTGTTATAAAAAACATTATTGTTAAAAATGTTCCTTGTATTCCTTGCATATCTGTGGTATGAGATTGTTCTATATTCATTAGTTTATATAAATTTTCATTGTGTGTGGAGCAGTGCAATCACCTCCAAAATAAGGTTTTAAATAATATCCTAGTGCTGGTTGTACATCAAATGCTAAATAAACTTTGTAGTTATTAACACTCATTGTAACTTCTTTAAGAATAGTATCTACTTTTATACTTACGTTATAAGTTATATTAAAATCAAAATAAGTTTTTGAAGTACCTATTCTTTTAATTTTCATTTTTCCATTTTCATGAACAAATAAAAATAACTCTAACTTTCCTAAACTATTGACTCTCCATCCAAGTCGTACAGAATTTTGTCTATGATCTCCATAACCAAATCCATAAGCTTTATTAACATCATTAATACAAGTAGATTGTGTTAATACGTAATTACATGAAGAATCAAATTTAACAGTAAAATTTAATTCTGTAATCCCTAAGTGGGGGGATGGCACTCCAATTGAATAGTGCCATCCCGATGGTATAGTATATGCCATATTATCCTCCTTGATTATTACTTCCAAAATAAATAATGCGACCTGCTGTTGGAGGACAACTATCATTAGTCCACATTCTCCAATCACTAAATGTTCCAGAACTTACAACTGCTGTAATATTTACAACTAGTGCTCCTGTTGTAGCATTATAAGAAGTTACAGTACCTGTCATATATGCTGAAGATCCAAAAGCTTCAATACGAATAGTATCTCCTGCTGTATATCCAACAGCATTAATTGGAATTGTAAAGTTTTTAGTTCCTGTACCTATTGTATTAGAAGTAGTAGATTTATAACCACTGTACCAAATAGTACTATTATCACTTGCATTTACACCTGTACGCATTGTTGTATCAGAAGTAATACCATATACAGCAGCTAATATATTATGTTCAATAATCCAACATGCTGTACTATTACTTCTAAGTTTACAACCATTAGGTATAAATCCTATACCTGAAATTTTAATTTCAGGATAACCTCCTGAATATGCAGCAGCATGTACAAATGTACCAACTTTTTGTATATAAGGTTTTTCAATAGTAAACATACCAGTAGTACCTCTTATATAAAAGAATGCTCCACCAGTTACATGTTTACGTTCTATATGGAAACTTTTAATAGTACATTCTTTAACAGTAGTTGCACCATCACCATCAAAATAAACAGCATGTGTTCCTGCTAAATCAGTTGAACCATCTCCTTCCCAAATACAATCATCAACAATACATCCTGATGCTCCTCTAATATAAACTCCTTTTCCAGAATTAGCATTTCCATACATTCTGTTTTTAAATAATCTAACATGATTAGAAGCACTGTTTGACCAATCTCCTCCATAATCAGATCCATAAGTTACTACAAAAGCATCTCCTGTATAATTTACAGCATTATTATAAGAAATTTCAGTATTCATTGAAAATCTATTTTTCACTGCTATATCACAATATTCAAAATGATTATGATGAATAGTACTATTATAAGATTCTCCTAATAAAATCATAGCTTTACCACTTCCAGTAGCAATAGCTCCTTGACCATTAAATGAAAAATTATAAATATTAAATCTACGTCTTTGCCATGCTTCAGCTACTGATAATGTAGGAAAAGGAGTAGCAAAATAATCAATTGGTGTAGATACACTAGAATGATCATAGATCCATGCTCCATTACCATTAACATCATAACTTATATTTCTAGTAGAATTAGGAGTAAATAATCCTGGAAGATAACATGTAGAAGTAAGATAATAATCTTTAGGTTCAAACTTAATAGATTGAAATCCTCTAACTTCTTGCATTAAATAAAATGCATATTTGATAGCAGCAGTATCATAAGTATCAGTTGTTAATACTAAGTTAGCTACACCATAACGAGCATCTAGTTGTGCTTGAGTAAATCCATAAGAAGCTAATGTTCCTTGTGAAGAAGTATTGACAGTTCCAAACCATCCTACACTAGCCGCACCATCAAATATTCTTTCCCAGTAACCTGTTGTAGTTCCTGAAGGTTTAATTCTAAACCCAGGAATATCTGAGATAGAAGTGTTGTTTGCTTTTACCCATCTGAAAGTTCCACCTCCTGATGATGTATTAGCATCAAAAGTTCCTACTGTATGCGTATTATACGCAGTAGAAGTCTTTAAATCGTAAAACGTGTTAAAGAAAGCCATAATTTTATTTTTGTTTTAAGTTATTGTAAATGTAAATATTGTATTACATCCATTTGTATCAACTATTACATAGTTGTAATCACCAGCTGCTAACCCTGTAAAACTAAGTCCAGAACCAATAAGTGTTGAAAAATCAAAATTATAAAGATCTAAAGTTGGATAAGTACCTGATCCTCCTCCAATAGAGAAAGATGCTGTACCATTGTTTAATCCTCCAGTAGTATTACCTATAGTAGGAAAAACAGTAATAGGATCAGGTTCTAGTATAGTTATTGTATCCCCAATGAATTCACATCCCTCTCCCCCATTATCTATAACTGATATAATATAATCACCAGAAGCAAGATTATTTAATCCTGTATTTGGTATTGCTATGCCATTCAAGAAATAAACATAAGGACTAACACCACCAGTAACTGATAAAGAACTTATACTTCCGTCATTATTTCCATTACAAGTAATATTAGTAGACGTATAATTTATAGAAGTTATTGCAGGAGGATCTGTTATTATTACTGTATAAGGACTAGAAGTAGCATTTATACCATCTACATACACAGCAGTACCAATTACACTATAAGTACCTGCTGGTAAACCAGTGATTATTTCTAATCCCCCAGCACTTGTAATAGTCTGTAATAAAGTTGCGCCATCATAAATTTCATATATAAACGAATCTGCTGTAGTTACAGGTACAATATCAATTCTACCATTAGATTCTCCAGGACAAATAGGCTTTATAGGAGTTGGTATAAATACCATACTTCGGGTTACAACTGTAACGGTATTAGAGTATACTGGACAATCTATCCCAGGTACTGTTACTAAAGCTACAAATTCACTTCCTAATGTACTACTAACGGTAGTGTCCTCATCTCCTGGTACACCATATCCAACCCACGCTACAATTGTTCCTACTGGATAACCGCCACTATACATTCCAATGTCTTTTACTTTCATTTCAATAGAATCTGGAGATACTACTATATACGGAGAGGTTATAGGAACTTCAGTAGTAGCATCCACTACAATAGGAGTAGGTGATTCTGTTTCTAATGTAACGTCAAAAGTAACAGTTTGTGAGATTGTACCTGTTGTAGCTGTAACTGTATATGATCCTACAGCATCTACTTCTCTGTAATAATTTGTGTCATCATTATCCCATAAGTAAGAATCGTATAAGTCATCAATATATACGTATGTAGTACTTCCAGGACATATCTTAAATGTTAAATTAGGATCTAACTTAGGTACTATATGTACTGTAAATACACTTTCTGTTAAGCAAGTAAATGTAGGATCACTATTTATCTTAAATTTAACTAAGATTTGATCCCCATCACTTACCATATTAGAAGCTAGGTTAGTATAACTATTAGTATTAGCTGCTAATACAACAGATGTATTCACATTTGTTATAGAAGCTATTGTAAAGTTAGTATTTAAATTCTTAATAGTTACAGTATCATCATCAAAGATGTATAGATCACTAGTAATAGGAGCATTAGTTCCAATTCTTTCCACATTAATAAATCCAAAGTCATTGAATGTTAGAGCTGAATTAGGGTCTTTAATAGTCCTAACTATCTCTGTATAAGTAGAATCGCCTTGTTTACAGTAAACACGTACTCTAACTGATACATAAGCATCAGTATCTATTGGTGTACTTAGTAACCAAGAATGTTCATTAGGGATATCATCCCATACTACATCATCCTCAGATACTGCATATTCATAGTAATATTGAGTGTATGGTATTGTATTTACATTACTAGCCACAAAAGCTTTAAATGTACTAGTACCGCTATCAAAACACACTGCAAAATTCATATTATTTAAGTTGCACACTATGTTAGTAGGTAATGGTAATGATGGTTGCATACTCAATACTTGTCTAGAAGAGCAACAACCGCAGTTATCACACAATAGATTTATTTGTTGAAGTATATCTTCTATTTGATCGCTTGTTAACCATACATCCGTATCATTTAATACATAGACTACATCGTAATATCTATTAAGAATATTCACAAGAGCATGTAAAAACTTTACATTCTTGTGTATTCTTGAAGCATCTGCTTTTAAAAACATCTCTTGTTTTAATGATTTGTATGCCATATCAGCAACACAACATTGTGCTTTTAAAATAATATTACTTAAATCTTTTTGTGTTCTCATTATAGTAAACTAATTTTAACAGTATCTAACCAAATTTCATCTAAAGCATTAGCAGGAATGTATGAACCTAAATAATATACATTACCTAAATAATCTATTTTACCCATACATTTTTGACCAGCAGTACTATTTATAAATTCTACATATTGATTCCTAGAAGATCTATAATGTGATGGAAGTGTACATATAATAACATCAGTTATAATATTAGTATTTGGAGAAACTTTTCCACTTAATACTACTTCTTTATTACCTTGTTTATATACAGGAGCATTACTACTAGTACCTGCAATCCAAGGACTAAATACACTTGTTATATTCCAACTAGTATCAAAAGTATATCCTGGAAAAGCAATCCAAGAAGTACCATTATACTGCCAATAAACAAAAGTACTCTTATTAAGATAAATATCTCCTGTTGTTGCAGAACCTGATGGATTAGAACCACCTGATAAAAATGTACCTGATGTAGTTACTGGAGTAGAAGAACTTCCACCACCACCACTAACTCCACCAACAGGAATAAATCCTGTAACATAAGTTATTGTTCCTCCAACTACAAAGTTAGCAGAAGTTAATGAACTAGGTACAATTGTAGCAGTACTAGTTAATAGCTTCATATAAGCTACTCCACCACTAACAGTAGTAGGATCATAACTAAAGTTTGTTTTAGTACTATCCCAAAATCCTGCATATACATAAGATGATGTACCTGCTATACCTTGAATACCCTGTATTCCTTGAATACCTGCTGGGCCTTGTAATGCACCCATATCTACCCAACCATCTACATTTGCAGCAGTTGATGTAGGATCATATATCCAAAAGTGTGATGTATCTTGAAGTATATAAGCATCTAAAACATTAGGAGTAGGATGTGCAGTTAATAATGCAGCATAACTAGTTTCTACACCAAGTGCAGTAATAGATTCTCCAGGAGCACCTTGAATACCTTGAATACCTTGTGGCCCACGAGGGCCAACTTTAACAGTTTGTGAACCGTAATTTAATTGAATTATTTGTTCTTCGCAGCAACCCATTATACGTATATTTTAGAATTTACAATGTTCCAATTATCAAAGAATACAGAATTAGTAGCATTAGTTATTTCACAAAAATCTATTGCACTCGGATTACCTATTATAGGAGTATTAACATTTATTAATGTTAAAGCTGTTAAATCATCTGCTAATATTTGTCCTGTTAATGCAGAAGCTTTAGCAGTAGGTTGTATTGTAACATTAGTATTTTGATAAGCTATGATTTTTATTCTTTGATTAAAATTATATCCATTGATAGTATCAATAATAGAACCATTATCATTGATAACTAATGTAGATGCGTTTCGAGCATAATCAGGTATTGTTAAAGTTGTACCTACTATACCACTAATTTGTGCTGTCAACGTACTAAACTCTCTTGTAATAATTAAACCATCTATTGCATTTGGACTAGCACTTAATGACACAACTGTTGAAAATGAAATAAACCAACCATACATACCAACTGTATCAGCAAAACCATACACTGTTAAATTATCTGCTGTAATAATACAATTACGAGCACTTATTTGATTTCCACTTTCAAAAGCAATACTATAACCAGAAAAAAAGTTATTTTGAAATAGTGTAACATAATTAGTTAACATAGGTATTACTGTAAAATTAACAGTATTTCCAGTAACTAAATCATTACCCCATAAAAATGCATCAATTGCATCTTTACCATTTACAACATTACCTCTTTTATCAGATCTTTTAATTATTTCATTCGCATATATATCATATACTATACTATCAATTTCACGTATATATCTAGGATCATTTATGTTTACTAATGACCAATTTACACTGTCATTATTTGGACTAAGACTTGGATTATCTAACCCAGTTAAATTTTCATACATGAGTCCACCATAAGAATATAATCCTCCTTGTACAAGAGATATAATTCCACTTAAAGTATCAATCCAAGGAAATTGAAAATCTCCTGATGTGTTTTGATAATCAGGAAGATAATCAATGTAATATCCTTCACTAGCAAATTGATTGTTAGTAATTGCTTTTAATATTACTCCACCTGATCCAATATCATATAAATGATATGTTGCACCAGGAATAAGGTTATCTAAAGAAATTAAACTTAACGCATCATTTTTTAAAATTCTAATTAAACCTGCTGTAACAATTGTAATATCTGTTTGTCCACTTCCTGCATCTTGTGCAGTTACTCCAGTTTCACCACCACCAATAAAATTTAAAGTAGTAGTTCCTGTACTAACAGGATCACCATTATTTAATATATCAATACCTGCTGATCCTACTCCATCATTTCCTTTGAATTTAGCCCAATGTCCTTGGAAGTTACTTTCAATAGGAGTTATTGGTGTAGAACTAGTTATGATGGCAAACCATTCTGATGTAGTTAAAGGTGTACTGTTGTTAAATGCAGTAACTACATCAGGTGTTCCTAAAGTCACATCATCTGCATATGCTACATAAGTATATGAAGAAATTCCATTCTTTCCTGAAGGAGGAATAAGAGATAATATATTTTCGTTACAACTCATATTAACAATTTAAACAGTTTTTAGTATTACAAATCCACTGTGCTTTAGCTAATAATTTAGTAGCCATATTAAATTTACCACATAATGCAGCATATTCAGCAGCTCTTAATAAATTATCAGCTTCAATAGCCTTATCTAATTTTTCATTTTTACAATCAGATTGAGATGCTGCATGAAATAATTTATCTATACAACATCTAGTTTGACAAGTTAATAAGAATTTATTAAATACAGATTCTTCATAATTGTCTAGTCCCATATCACCAAATACAGTGTATGTTACTTCATATATACCATCATCAAAAGATCCAATTGAACTTTGACCAAAATCAGTAGTATCAAATTCTACTTCAATTAATCCAGTAGAATCAGGTAGTAAATCTGATGTAAATGCTCTATTAAAATTCCAAATACTTGCATCTGGTAATTTAAATTTAATATTAATAGCTGTTACATCATCTATTATAGGATTGTCAGTACCATCTGAATCCCACCCTCCAGGATTACTACTTGAATCATATGAGCCAGTAGTTTCAGATAGTTTAATAGTTTTACAATTATTTGTCTGACACAAATGAATACCTAATTGTAAATTTGTTGTTATTGTAGCCATTTGTTTTATATTTTAAATTAGTACTTAAAAAAGGGTCAGGTTTACACCCAACCCTTTTAACTAAAAATCAATCATTAAAAACTATGGAAATTACAATGTTACTGTTGCAAAAGTTGCAGGACAAGTAGGCATCCAAGTATTAAGTACTGTAATAGTACCATTGGTTGCAGCAGTTATTTGAGATGCACCATCTACAGAGAAAATTTTAATTACTTGTGGCATTGGAGCAGACGAAGTAGTTAATTGAGGATTTTTTGAGAAATGCTCAATTGTAATTACATCATAGTAAGTTGTTGCGTAAGTAAATGAATCACCTAAAGTTGTATTCAACGCAGTAGTTGTTGCACTAATGGCATCAAATTGTACGTTAGGTAATGGAATTGACATACGGTTTAATGCTCCTTGGAATCCTTTTGTGAATGATTCTTCTTCAGCAACTTCACGTCCATCTCCTTGAGCAATCTTAGAGTCTTGACGTTTGTTAACAGCAGTAGCACCAAATCCAGCAAGTCCAATTGTATAAGCAACTTTCTTAAATTTGAAGAAGTCTTTAACAAAAGTAAGTGATTTACCTGTTACACGAACACCCCAATCAGTTCCTTCAGTTGCGATCAAACCATGATCAGCATTTGGAAGTGCTGTATTAGTAGCACCCATATAAGGGCATTCAAGAATAAATGCATTAGCAATTGTAGGATGTGCTTCTTTTACAAGATACACAGGAATTGCAGTTCCAATAGCTGATCCAGTACATCCAATACGTACAAGTGAACCAGCAGCTACACCAGTAGCAGTATTTGAGTAAGTAATTACGTTTGAACCATGAGCTACACTTAAAGTAACTGAACCAATTGGAGCAGCAGCACCTGAGTTAAGAGCAACTACTGTTACTGGAATTGCATTTTTATTATAAGCAAAAGCACCTTGTTTAGCCAATTCTTTAGCTACAGCTTTTTGAGTTGTAGCAGTATAAGGAGCATACAATGTATATTTTTGCTTTTGTTCTGACCACATCATGTCGTCATGTTTAAATTCTAGTGTTACTAGATAATCTAAACCTAGAGATACGTCAATTGAACCAGTTGAACCTGTATATCCAATTTCATAAACTTGTTCTAAATCAGTAGAAGTAGATCCTGCGGATGCACCTTTATACAGTTTAACATTCAAACCATTGATTTTGCTAGAATAGATCAAGTCATTACCACTTCTCTGTACAATTTGAATTGTAGGAGAAGTACCAATTGTAGCTGCATTAGAGGTTGTTGCGACAGCACCACTGCTGTTTAGCACAACTACTTCTCCATCAGCGATGTATCCTGAAGCATTAGGATCAGTGATTTGTACAGAACCTGTACGGCTAATTGATTTAGCAATAAAGGTTTCTTGAAGATTTTGTGTTGATAATGTACTCATCGTTGTTTTTTGGGTTTTTGTATTATAATATAATAAATTTAATTGTAGCAGTACTTGTTAAAGCAACTGCACCTACATTTTGTAATGTAATTGCAATACTTCCTGCCGTACATATACATTTAGCAATTATTGTTTGTCCTGCACCACCATAGTTTGTAATTACTGGAATTACAAAGCTATTTGCAGTTACAAAACTATTTGCAATAGTAAGAACATTGGATGCTCCTGCTGCTGCATTTAATGTACCTGATGTAACAATACCATATTCTTTATTAAGAGTTCCTGAACTAGATCCAGTACCAGTAAGTGTTACAGTATTTGTTGTATTATCAGATTTACGATTGTTTAGATAATCTACAATAGGATTAAAATCACTTGCACGTACAAATTGATTTTGTCCTACTCCTTTTTCAAGTTGATTAATTCTACCAATCTTTAGTTTTATTTTTTCTAAGAATGCCATTAGTCTATTGTTTTGATTTGTTTATTCATTTGTTCAAGTTGTATTCTTGGATCACCAAGAGTTTTTAATGCTGATTTAACAGCCATTTCAATAATTTTTGTAGTAGCTTTATTATCCAATTCACAATCTACATCAGGTAATGGAGTGGCATATTGACTACCATATTGCATTTTTAAAGGCTCTTTAATATAATCCAAATGATAAGTAGTTAAAGTACTACCTGGAAAACTTACTAATTCATAATATCCATTGTTGGAAGTTAAACGAATTATTTCTTCTTTCCAAGGTTTTTTAAAAGGATTGTTTATAATTTTGTTATATTCATCTCTTGTAACAGGAGTTACAGTAACTCTTTTAGAAGTGGACTGATTGTTACAATCTAAGTAACTTATAGTAGCCTCTTCTAAAAGAGCTAGTCTGTAATCATCTGGTAATTTTACTAAATATCCTTGAGGTTTTGTACCATTGCTAAATGAACTGTTAGTATAATACATGGTTATATTCTTAGTATAATCTAACCAATCTTGATTCTTTTCAATTCCTTCTTCAGTTAAGATTTCAAGAAATTGATAATATCCATTATTTAAATATATGTCAATTTCTTCAGGTGTGATTTCAGGAGCAGAGTAATTACTTTGCTTATCATACCAGTGTAAAAATTGTTCATGTACTTCTTTAATTGGAATCATTATTTAGTTGCTTCAAGTTGTGCGATTAAGCTAATTTTGGTATCTTGAAATTCATCAGAACGTAATTTAGAAACTACTTCTTCTTTTGTTAATCCTAATTCAACACCTCCGTTGATAAAATAACGTCCTCCTTTTTTAACTACTACTCCATTAGAAAGAAAATCTTCTAATAAAACAAAGTCTTTAAAGAACATATTATCAAATGTTGATAGGAACTTATCAGGATCACCATCTACAATTTTACCAATTGCTTGATCAATAAGATCAGGTTTAGTAGAATTGCTTACTTTATTTTCACCATTATTAAATACTTTTAAGAAATTAATCTTATCTGCTTGACTCAATGAGTTGTATTTTGCATAAGCTTTTGCTTTAGTAACAAATTTACTAGAATCAATTCTAGCTTCTGCTTCTTTAGAAGTAATTACTACATCAGCTACACTATTAACTGCTAGTTCTTCTAAGCTATTAGCAACTCGTGAGTTTGCTTGTAAAATTTTTAAAAACAATTTATGCTTCACATTATTGTCACAATCTAATTCAAGTCCATCCTTTGGGATTTTAATTGCATTAGAATGTTTAGACCACCATACTTTATTATATGGTGAAAGTGTTCCAGTTTGCATTCCCATTTCTACCTCAAAAGCTATTTGCTCTGGAGTTGATAATCCTGTGATTATCATGTCTGGGTTACTTGCAACTCTTTCAGCTACTATCCAAATCTGTGCACCTGTAAAAATTGTATTCCCATCGTGATTAGGATTTATACCGTAAAGCCAAGACTTTCGACAAGGCTTTACAGTATATTTTCCTGTTATCAGACTAAGTGGATTCTTAGGCGTAGAATCCACATGGGTTTCTTTTTGTTCATTTGTTTTTGCAACAGCACTATTTTCTTTCATCTCTACAAATGTTTGTTATTATTAATATTGAATTGACGGAATTAATTCACAAGCTGACAATGGATTCTTGAGCATAATTCCTTGAGTAGTTTGACAGAACATTTCATATCCGTCAACTGGAGAACTTCCCATACCACCTGATTGAGGCCCAAATGGAGTAGTAGAACCAGCGTTGTACCAACGTAATTCTGAACGTCCTTTAGGAGCTACTTTCTGAATATTTGCTTCACCATTAGTAGTACCAATGTTAAAGATAGTCATACGGTAGTTTTCAACTCCACCACCATCAGGGTGTTCCATACGATTCAAGATTGGATCATCATATTGTGGCATATGAGCTACAGTGATGATGATACCTTGAGGCCCAAGGAACTGTTTGTATTGTCCACCAAATCCTTTGTTTTGACCAGAACCTTTGATACGCTCAGTATCTCCAAGAGGTACTAATACACCAACTTTATCTTCAACTAATTTGTGGAATAAAATCATACCACGCTCACCTGTAAGAATTAAAAACTCACGTTTGTCTTCAGGTAAAATGTTAATTGAGAGATTTGTCATTACTTCTAACAAGTACTCTAATGTAAGAGTATTATAGTAGAATTTGTATGTCGGAGAGATTTGCTCACGTAAACCTGCACCTTGATTAATTGTAAATCCGTTAGGAGCTTTTTGAGAAACTAATCCAGATGAAACATCTTTATTAGATGTTGAATACATCAATTGATTAGCTTTTTCTTTCTGCCATTGGAAGTTAAATTCCATTTCTTGATACCTAGTCCAAACAGTAGTAGATTTACCTGATGCACCAGTCATAGTGATGAGCATCTTACGGTCTTCCATATTACCTGGAACTTCATACTTTTTAGATAATGTAGAGAAACTATTACGCATCTCGAACATTGAACTAAATTGAGTTTCACCATACTGATCATTCAATGTATTAGTAACAAGGTTATAAAGTTTAGATACTTTACGTCCTGCACGAAGCATTTCAGTAGGTACGAAATACATATTATCAGCACGTAAGTGACGTACAGTATATGTGTGGTTAATACCATCTACACGTCCATCATCTTCAATACGAACCATATGGTCAATATCATCAAATGAAATTACGTCAGATGCTACAAAGAATTTCTCAGCAAGAGTTAATTCAAATGTTTGTTTATTTGCACCAGGACGAGCAGAGTCTGATGCTGAGTAAGATACGATAGTAATTGCACGTCTTGAATCTCCTTTCAAATACCATTTGTATTCACCATCATGATCAAAAATCTTAGTAGGATATTTAGACAAGAAAGAATCTAGTCCAATGTGTCCCATTTGATTAAATACTTCAGTTACAATATCCGAAGCTAATTGAACATCATTTTGGTAAATAGCATAAAGGTGATTGTCTGTTGTAAGACCAGCCCATGATTTTGCATAACTTACTTGTAAGCCATTAAGTTTTTGTGTTGCAGCCATTTATTAAAATTATTGTTTAAAATTTATTAGTACTTTTTATTTTTCCAATTGCATCTTTTGCAATTCTTAAATCAATTTTTGTTGACTTTTCAGCAGGTTTTCTAGTAGTTGTATTTACTGATTCTTTTAGTTTAACAGCTTCAGCACTTTTTACAGTACGTTTAATTGCATCTACTTTACCATCCAACTGTAATACAAATTGAGCAACTGCCATTTGTATTTTTTTGTCTTTCATTTTTCGTTCAAACTCAGTTAAACCATCCCTATCACGTTTAGTAATACCAGCGTATAGTTTTTCTTTGTGTTCACTATTCAATTCAATACCATCAATAAATGATGTAGTTTCTTGAATTGATTTTTTAAGATTAGCTAATTCTTCTTTAGCTTTATCTTCATCTGCTTTTCTATTAGCAATAGCTTGAGTATCAAGTTGTTTTTGATAATCTTGTTCAGCTTTCATTAATTTCTTAATTGCTGTTTTAGCTTCGTCTTCTAATAGTAAAGCATCTTTGTATTTTTCCAACTTAGTTTTTATCTCCGTTTCATCATATCCTTGTTGTTCAAGTAATGCTGCTACTAGATTTTCTTGAAGAAGAACATTATCTTTAAGTGCTTCATCATCAATATTTTCTAATCTTTGTTGATTAGATCTTGATGCAATCAATTCATCTAAAGGAACTCCTTCTGCATATTTATCTGCTAGTTCTTTAATAACATCAGGTAGTGTTTCAGTACCTAATTTTCTAGCTTTTTCAATGAACTTGTTTTTAAAATACTCTTCTTTATCTTCAGAACTTTTATATTCTTCTTCATCAAAATCAAAAATTCCTAATTCATGTTGCCATTTAGCAATCATTTTTACAGAATCTTCTTCTTCATTATTTTCATTTTCAATAATTTCAGGTTCTTCTTCCTCCTCTTCTTCCTCAACAACAGAAGGTTCACCCTCTAGTTCTGCGATAGATTCGACTTCACGAATACCTGTATTTTCAACAACCTCTGTTGTTGTTTCTTCAACTGCATCTGGTTTATCAGATTCAATTTTAATTTCTGGGATGTTCATATCTTTAAGAACATCCAAATTTAAAAAATTTTTTTCCATGTCTTCACGTATTTCAACTTCACTTGTTTACAAATATAATAATACTATAGTAGATAAAACAATAGTTTATGCAAAATATATTTCATCTACTATAGCATTTTAATTAATTATTAAAACTCTGTTTCTACTTGTGCATATATAGTTTCAATAAAATACTTAGCAACAACCTTTTGATAAGCATCTTGATTAGTAGTACTAATGTTATCTAACATTGCAATAACATCTATATCTTTAGGTTCACGCTTATTAAATTGACTCCAAACATCGAAGTTATCCGTACCACTCCACGTAACTGTTGTTGGAATTATCATATTTTCTTTAGCAGGTGCTAAATCAACAATCGCAAAGATTGTATTGGTAAGTAAATCTTTGATTAGTTTACCACCATTAGGAGTTTCGTAAAACTCAACTGTAACTGGTTTTGACATTTTTTTGTTTATTTAATTATTTTATGTACATAATAACTATTATCCAATTTCCTGACGAAACATCAGGATAAGCTATAAAATTTAAAACATCCTCTGTTGCTCTCATTTCTTGCTTATTTAAAAATCCTATTGCTGTAGAACAAGTGAATGTTAAATCAAAAGCACCACCACATTTAAAATTACATATGATAGGTACGCTATCACTATTTAAAGGAGGAAATTCTATATCTATATTACCTGTAATACTATCAAAATTTAAGCTATAGAAGTGGTATCCTACTTGCATAACATAATTAGTAAATATACCATCCTCAATCCACGATTTAGGAGCAAAGTTTACTGGTTTATATCTTACACCTCTACCAAAGCCTAATTCACTAGTTAACACCATGTTGTCATCTAAAGGAGGTTCGATGGGTGAAATACTACCAGAATCTGCATCGTAAGTCCAAAAAGTTCCAGCTTGTGTTAAAGTATCAGTAAGAGGTTGTCCTAAGATATAATTGATTGAGTTTTCATCTGAAGCCCCATTAACATCACCAGAAAGTGTAACAGCACCTCCAGGAGGAGATCCTCCACCACTTTCAAGATCAGTAATTCTAGTTTCATGATTACCTAATTTATTTTTTATCCATTGCCAAAGTACTTCTTTGGTCATTGCTATTTTACCTAATCCACTCATTTTGATTTGTTTTTAGAAGCTCTGTTTTTTGCGTTAATACGCGCTATTTGTAAATCATTTTTCATATTTTCTCTTTCCACTTTAAGCTTTTCAGATTCAGTTCTTTCTTTTATTTTAAGCTCTTTCTCTTTTAAAGCAGCAGTACGAGATTCTTTTAATCTATCATGACTGATTTTAATTTGTTCAATCATTGCTTTAGAATCCATTTCTCTAATTCTTAAAGCTTGATCTGCAATTTCTATAGGATCAATTAAACCATTACCATCCAAGTCCATATTATCTTGACCAATATAACTATTTATTTCAGCTACTTGAATTTTAGTTTCATTAGTAGTATCTGCAATATATTGTCTTAATTCAAGATCTCTATCAAAGTTATCTTGTTGTTGAGCAAGTTCTTGTTGTTGAACAGCAATTTCATCTTGATGTTGTTGTTGAGCAGATTTTTGAGAATTTTCATAAAACTCTTTTAATCTAGTTCTCATTTCAGATACTGATTCTGAAGAATAAATATCTGCAATTTGATAAAATGCCATTTGATCATTTTGAAGAGCAAATTTAACATGTTCTTTAAATGCTTCATATGCACCCATTTCTTTAACTGCATCTACCATATACATTCCATAGTCTGCATTTGATAATTCATCTACACCTATGTTAAACATTACAGTATCTGCATCATCAGTTACATATTGTAAAGTTTTGCTTTTACCTTTTAATAAATCCTTACCAATCTCAACTAATAATTCAGAACAACGTAGTTTAATACCATCATGTATTCTATACAAGTCTTCAGTAACTACTGATGATCTTGCTATATTACGTTGTGCGTTAGTAACTGATTGATTATTTGCAGTTGCACCAATTCTTTCAGGTGGTACTCCTGCTGTATTTTGTATTTTTCTTTCTAATTGTTCAAGTAACTGAATGTTAAATTGGATATAATTACCCATTTCAAGATTCAATTCTTTGTTTTGTGTAGATTGATTTTGTCCTGATAAACCTGCTTTTCTATTAGATTCATTCAATGAATTGATAAATCCAATACGCATTGCTCTCGCATAATACATCCATTTTTCTGGCTCCCATCCATCAGGTATTAAACTTACATCTAACAATGCAATTTTACCTATATTAGTTGATAGTGCTAATTCAGTATCATACCATAAAATAAAATAAAGGTATAACCAAGGAACTATACGATCCATTAAAGATGTACTTTGTGAATTTTGAGCAGAACATATATTACCTACATATCCTGATTTACATCTTGATACATTATCTAATGATCTGAATTGGTGTTTTCTAGGTCTGATAAGTTCATCAATGTACATATCTTCACCTATGCGAATACCTTCCCAATACTCATTTACCCAAAATTCTTCCATCCATTGATCAGGATTTCTCTTGTTCCACTTGAAAGTTTCATCAACAACTTCTTGTTGTTCTTCACCTGTTTGTGGATCAATGTAATGGAATATGCAATGTTTTTTATAAGACTTCCATCTTACTTTATATACAGCTACACGATCTAAGAAGTTTTCTTGATTTTGTATTGTATAAATAGAATCTACTTCTCGAATAGTCAAAGGATTACTCATTTGACTTCCTGGAAGACCTGTTTGATAATATGATTCTAATTCATCTAATTGTGTAGATGTTAAAAACTCATAATATCTATCTACAATTTCATGTACAGTTAACCATTCAATTTCAAGGATTTGATCTGCTTCATCAATTTCATCAGAACTTTCTCCTATTTGAAACCATACTTGAAGAGGATTAACTCTTCGCATAACAGCTCCTGAACCAACAGAATCTACATCATAAAATTCTTCACCTGCTATAATCCAATCTTTAAAACCTTTTGCCCAAATATCAGCTAATCTTAGATTTTTCTTATAATGGGATAAAAGATGTGAGGCTTTTATTTCTCTCATATCTTTTATAGATCTTGTAATATTCTTAGTTATTTGAACAGGATCTCCTTGTTGTTGTTGAGGATTTTGTTGTAAATCTTGAATGTATGCTGCTAAATTTTCTAATACAGATTTTTTCTGCATTTCATCTTTAGTAGATAAAGCATCTTCATTTACAACTCTTACAATAGGATTAAAGTTACGACCTGATTCTTCACCAAAAAGTACGGAGAATATAGGATATATTACATCATATGGTTGTAAGGAAGCAGGTAATTGGAATTTTGAACTGTTATCCTTATTCATATTATAAGGATTTGTAACATATTCAAAATGACTAACATCTATCTTATTGTTGAAAAGATCATAATTTCTTTTCTTATGTGTCGGACTTCTACGTCTAATAGAATCTTTAGCTCTAGTAGAAGCAATAACAGCATCTACAGAACCATATTTAAATTCTGCATTTTCTTTTGAAGCTCTACTTACTTTTTGTAAAGGTAGTAAACCTTTATTGTATTCTAATTTATCCATTATAGTTCACCGAATCTACAAATATATTTAAACATCTTATTTAAAACAATAGTTAAATGAAAATAAACAAGCTTTGTTATAGCATTTTATCATCTTAGGTTAGCCATTATTGAATTTCTAACCATTCCATTTTTAAAGAAATCACTTTCTAAAATACCTTTTACTCGTTCATCTTGCTTAACTTCTACTCTTCTCATTTCTTCACGAAGGTACATACAACACATTAATGCCATTACTCTATCAAAGTTACCATCATGGTTAAATAGAATTAATTCTTTTAATAACCCTATTGCTCTGATCTTGTGTGTATTGTTAAATTCTGCATCATTCTTTTCACGTAAGAATTGATTAATCAATCCTTCTCCATAAAACTTAATTTCTTGTGACATGTGTATTCCATATCCACGTTGAACAGTGGAATTTGCTACAACATCTTTAATTAACTTAGGTTGTTCAGCTAATAAATACAATGAATTTTGTGATTCAAAGTAATCAAATATACCTTTCTTTTCATTTTCGTACATAGCAATTGCATTATAATAAATAAGCAATCTTCGTACAATTTCATAAAATTCTCTAGCTGTAGTAGGTCTTCCTGTATATTCAGCTACAATTCTATTGGTTAATCTATCCATTATGATAACACATCCTAATGAATCTGTATTAGAATTGTCATGATCATACGGGTCAATACCTGCAATATATCTTAATGGTACTACTGAACCATCATCTAAAAACTTAGGATGTTCATAAATAATTACTGAACCATCTCTATCAGCCATAGATCTTAATGGAAAATCATAGATTGGTCTATTCTTAGCATTGTTTTTCCATTCAACATTACCATCTAAACTAATTAACAAATCACCAATCCACTCAGCATCTTTTAAAGATGTACCTTCTACATTAGCTAAAGTAGTCTGAAGATCTTTTAATGGGAACTTATTACCTGATTTAGATAAGAAAATTTCTGAAGGAACTAAAGGATTATACACTACATATTCATCATATGATTGAGCATCTTTAGATTTTTTCTTCTTCTCCCTTTCTTCTTCTTCTTTATATTTAGCTAATTCCCAATTAGTAATTCCATTGGCATCTTTATAATCAATCTTAGTATAAGTAGTTGGAAAGAATAAACCAATTTTACCTCTCTTTTCATACTTATCATCAAATACTAAACAATCATATGCTTCAGGATCATACATCATTTTTTGTGATGCAAGAGTACCTCCACCAATCATGTCACCTCCAGTACCAATGTACAAAGATGAACCAAATTTATAGTTGTTTAGTTTTTGTGTATTTTCATCAGCATAATGTGATTCAATCAAATTATCCCAAACTCCAATCTCTTCACCAATCTTTAAAGTATTACGACCTCCAAGACCTGCTCCAAAATTATCTTTGTAAACTCTAGGTTTAAAACAACTTCTTGTTCCATACCATTTCCATTTACCTCCTGTTTTCTTTTGATAGTAATACTCTACTTTCTTACCCATTTGCCATGTACCACTTACAGTACGATGAAATGGTGCAGGATAATATACATCTCCTACTAACATTCCTCCTTGATACCCGTTTAGAATATCTTGAATCTTAGTAATTAAATCATTTACATAAGGTGTTGCATAAGCAGATAATAAAATTTCAGAAAGTTCTGTAACTTCAACACCAGGTTTATATTCTTTTTGACCATCTGTGATAAATTCATGTGCAGCACAATTAGCTGCCCAATATGATTTACCCCATCCACGAGGCCCCATTACCAATAGATTTTGGGCTTGATTATTATACAAAGGTTTACCTAAATCACTTTCAGATTGTCTTTGACGTAAGAAAGATCTTATATCTTTAACATCTCCAATCTTTTCAAATCCTGATAATCCTTTAGTTTCAATCCAATAATAAGCTAAATCCCAAACATAATCTAAATTCCAAGGTTTTGATTTATACCTTTTCTTTCCTTCTCCTACTGTAATAGTAGCATGGTTATAATAATGATATAGTTGAGGGGGACACCATATTCCATTGTGCCATAAACCCTCAACTACTCTTTTCTTTTCTTCTTTCCAATAAGCTAAATATTCCATTGATAATGGATGTAGCTTTGGAATTTCTTTTTGTATTACTTCGCTTCCATCTAACCACATTAGATTGCTCCTTGTTCACTTAACGATTCTACTGAACCACCTTTAATTACACCACCATTGGTTTCTTGACCTAGACGTTCCATTATATCTTCATACTCTTTATACAATTTAGAGTTTGACAATAATAGTTTTTCAATTGTATCAGCAGTTGATCCATCATATTTTAATGTTCTCATAAAATCTGTTTTTTCATTCATTAACCTATCCCACTCAGTCATTTGTTTCATGGAAACTGATTTAAAAATATCCCATCCTTTTACAAGATGATCAACAGACTTCCAATCAAAAGATGGATCTTTTAATATATCTTTTGCAATAAGAGCCATTCTTTCTTTTTCTCCAAGTTGTTTTAACTTAGAATAAAAACTAGCATAATAAGCTATACCCCACATTAAAATACTAGATTGAGTTTTACCTTTACTAGTATCATTTTTTAATACTTCGTTGTATAATTCTATTGCTTTAAAATGTGGATTAACAACCCAAAAGTTATTTACTAAATCCCAATTATTTATTTCTTCCATATATGTCCCCAAATATCTTTAACCCATGTGTAGAACCATTCCCACCATGATAAATGATAACCTCTATTATTAATAACACTTTCAATTCCAAACCATGCAGTTTTACGACCATTCCAATTCTTACCCATGTTATTAACAGTTAATCCTTCAGAATCTAAATGAATACATAATACTTCAGGAAGTAATTGTCTTTTAATTCTTGGAAATTGTTTAGCATGTAATACATCTGTACGATCTGCTTTACCATGTTGTGTAGGATATTCAAATATTCCTGATGCTCTAGGATTCCACATTTGGAAATAACCAATAGGTTCATAACCTTTGCTCATATATTCAGCTATACGTACTCCCATAGGAAATGCATTAGGATGAATATAAATATATGCTTCTTGAATAAATTCAGGATTTTCAATAAACTTAATCCAGGATTCATAGTTAGGACACATTAATCTATCCATACCATAAATAGTTTGAGGATCTAATTCAATACGATCTAAAATACCACGAGTTAATGGTGGTAAATAAATATCTGCATCTAATTGAACAACCCAACCTTTAAGAGTTAGTTTTTCAAGACCTGCATTAATAGCTTTACCTTTGTTAAATGTATCACCATTTTCATAAAACACATCTGTTTGCAGACATTCTACGTGATGATATTCACATAACTTTTTAGTAGCAGTATCTTTAGTATCAGTTACTACAATTAATTTATTAAATTGATTTTTATTATAAGGTAAAGTGTGAGCTAAAAAATCTGAATAGTCACAACAAATGATAACCCCCTCTAAATACATAATTTGTTTGATATTATAATACTACACATTCTGTTGTTAAAAATACACTTGCTATTGATACTGCATTTTCTAATGCTGTATAATTTACTTTAGTTGGATCTATGATTCCTTTAGCCATTAAAATTCCAAAGTTTTCTTCTTTTACATCATAACCAAATCCATATTTTGCTTTGCTTACAGTTTTTAAAGCTTGTTCTACTTCATTTATTTCTTTACCTGCATTATACAATAACTGTCTAAAAGGTTGACATAAAGCATCTATTAAAATACTAGATCCAAGATCTTCTGGATTTTTAGTATTACTATTATTAGACAAATGAATATTTTTATTCAAAACTAAATCTTTACATGCATGTATATAAGTAGTACCTCCGCCCATAACAAATCCTTCTTCAATAGCACATTTTGTTGATGCAAGAGTATCATCTACTCTATCCTTTCGTTCTTTCATTTCTATTTCAGTAGTACCACCTACTTTAATTACAGCAGCAGCTTTAGAAAAATTATTTAAACGATTTGTCAAATATTTACCAATTGCTTCATCTGTATTATTTGTAAGTTGATCTAACAAAGTATCATATAAAACTTTAATCTTTTCTTTATTACCTTTAGCTCCTATCAGAGAACAACTATCTTTAGAGATAATAGCTTTATCACAAGTACCTAACATATCCAACTCAACCTCAGTAAGATTGTATCCAGTTAAATCTTTACTTCCAATAAGTAGTTTTAAGTCACTGTTAATTACTGCTTTATCATTTCCAAACCCAGGTGTTTTTACAACACATACAGCAATATTACCTTTAGATTTATTAAGAATTAAAGATCCTAATACTTCTCCATCAATATCATCTGCCATAATAAGTAATGAACGCTTTTGAGCAAGTACCTTTTCTAACAAAGGAACTAAATCTTTCATTACATCTATCTTTCTGTTGTACACTAGAATATAAGGATTATCTAGTACAGCTTCCATTTTATTATTGGTTGCAAATACATTAGATAAATATCCTCTATTAAGTCGAATACCTTCTGTAATTTCAACTTTAGTATCATAACTTGTAGATTCTTCTACAGTAACTAATCCTGTTTTACCTGCTGCTAATACAGCATCTACAATAATTTTACCAATCTCTGCATCATTATTAGCTGAGATAGTAGCAATTTGTAACAATGTATTATCATCTACTACTTCAGATGATAAACTTTTAATATTTTTAACTACTTCTTGTGCAGTTTTTTCAATTCCTTTTTTCAAAGAAATAGGATTTACTCCTTGTTTAATAGCTTCAAATACTTCGTTAATGATATGTTGAGCTAAAATAGTAGAAGTTGTAGTTCCATCACCTGCTACATCAGCAGTTTTAGAAGCCACTTCCTTCAACATTTGAGCACCCATATTTTCACCTTCATTAGATAGTGTAATGGATTTTGCTACACTTACCCCATCCTTTGTAATATGTGGTAAACCAAATTGTTTATTAATAATAACAGTTCTACCTTTTGCTCCTAAAGTAACTTTAACAGCATCTCCAATCACATTGACTCCTTTTAAAAGAGTTTCTCTAGCTTCTTCTCCAAAGAGAACTTTTTTACTTTCTTCCATAGTTTTTATTTGATTTGCGCACCTAGCTAGACTCGAACTAACAACCTAAGAGTTAACAGCTCTTTGCTCCACCATTGAGCTATAGGTACAAATGCATTTAGCACTTACCGCCTTTTTTAGTTGGTTTTGATTTTTTTGCCATTTGTTTATTGAGTTATTTGTATTAAAGTATCAGTTGCTGGATCATAAGAATAACATATAATATTAGTTCTTTCCCAAGGAATTATCATTTCTCCAACTTTTACATTATAATATAATTCTTCGTTAAAACGTGTATTAATTAACTTCAATGCCATTTCAGAAGTGATTACTTCTTCTTCTAACAAAAGCATTACTTCTTTAGCATACTTGGCTATGGTTTCTTTATTTACTATTGCTCTTCCCATTATAAATTTTTTAATTTGTAAAGTGTACTGTATAATAATTGTACTATTGAATTAATTAGGTAATTCTTAAATTAGGAGTTTCATTATTGTCATTCTTAATTTGTAGTTGTTCAGCAACTTTTCTTTTATATTCTCTAAGTTCAGTTTCCTTTAAAAGATAGTTCATATCAACAACCATAGCAACTTGGTAATCTTTAACAATAGCAATTCGCTTACCTAAAATCTTCATTGTACCAACTTGATCTACATCTACCATTACCCAATCACCAACATTACATTTAGTAACATTTTCACCTTTTGCAATAACAGGGTGAGCAAGTGATTTCTCTGGTTTTTCTAATAGTACTCCACCAGTACTTTTAACTTCGTCCATAAATTCAATAAGTACTATATCCCCTTTAGGATTAAAATACTTAGCAATTGTTTCATGTGTAATTTCCATTTATTTTTGTTTTTTGATTTTTTGTTTTTGTTTAAATCCTATTACAGGACTATTAAAATATATTTCTCGTAAGTCTTCATAATTTTCGTCAAGTATTAACCATCCTAAATCTGCATGAAACACTTTACACTTATTCTTCATTCTTGTTCCTTTATTATTAAAGTAGTACTCTACTGCTCCAAGATCTTTAATATTAATTATACTTTTGCTTTTTAAAGCTTTTTGAATAATCTTTCCTTTACTATCTGTAAGAGTAAAAGTATATTCAACTTCTATTTCATCTCCTGATCTACTTTTCTCCATTTGTGTTTTGGGCATTGAGATTCTAAATTTCTACTTTTTGCTTCTAATACACATCCACATTCTTTACAACGAGATGTTAAAGTAATATCAGGTTTAGTTGTATTGTATTTACATTTAGCACAAATTTCAAGTCGCTTGATCGCTTGTTCCTCTACGACTGGATTCCTTATTATTAAATTTTTCCAACCGTCCAATATCATCTGGAAACTTTTCCAAGAACCTACTTTTGTCATGCTTTAATAACTTGTTTTTTGATATTACAAATTTACCAAATCTAGGTAGAAGAATGTTATTTAAATTTTTACTATTCATCGTTTCTTTTACAAATTCAAACATTGTCTTATAAACCATCTCCACCTTATACTTTGGTACACCATGTTTTCTAGCAATCCGTTCAAATAAATTATCTAAGTCAACATTCATTTCTCTATCTCCAAACAAATAAACATCTTTAACTTATTATTATCAGGATACTTCATTAAGTTCTTATTTATCCCTTCTTCTGTAATTAAACCTTTTCTCATTAAATTACCAAAAAGCTTATTAAACAATCTAGTATTAATTTTCAAATGTTTTCTCAAACCTTCTTTTGTTTGTTCTGACAGTAGAAGAGAGGTAAGTACCTTTTTATCATAGTCCTTATGCATATAATGTAAAGTCATATAAGAAGCCATTACATCAATTTCACCCTTACTCAATCCAAGTATAGGGTTCAACCATTGTAAATACTCCTTATAAATCTTATTTCTCTTTACCTTAATATGTATCATACTTGCAAATATAAACCAATTACCTTCATATATCCAAATAATTTCAAATAAAAAAGCCTAACTTATTGAAAGTCAGGCTTAAAAAATATACACCATTACGAATTAAACTAAATTAACTTAGTTTATTAAAAATATGAAATAAAACAAACAATAATTACTGGATATAACTTTAGCCCTCGGAATTTGAGCTTTTGATCTTAACTCAATCCGATAAATTTAGTGTGTATTTTAGTCCTTGTTATAAACTGTCTGAGGATTTTACCCTTTTACCCAGTGGAGCATCTCAATCTCGCCTATAGCTTTTTACCCACATTGATTATAACTCTAACTAAAACAAGGTGTTCAATTCATATTTCTCTTAGAATCTAGTCCCTTAAAGTATCCTTGCTTATATAGAAAGTTGCAACTATAGATCTACAAGAATTTACCTTTATATTAACCTAAACTGGTCTGTACTAATACTTTATGTTTTTAAAAAAAGCCTTACAGGGCTTTTTTAATTACTAAGCTGACTAAATAGTGAGCTTCAAGTAACTGAGGGTGTAAATATACAACTAATAAATGCTAAAAACCAAATAAAACTGTAAAAAAAGTTTGTGTGGTATAGCATTTTATGTAATTTTAACTTGAATTTGTTCTTCACCATTAGGAATTGTTAAGAATCTTTTCCAATTTTTACCATGCATATCCAATATATCATACAATAGTGGACTTTTTAAACAAACTTCAATTACAAATTTATCCATATTTAATTGAAATTGAACACTTTGGTCATGTGAAGTTATTTTATACAACTCCTCTTTCCTTTCCTTATACCAAGAGTTCCAATCAAATTCTGCTACTTGTTCCATTTTTATGTGTTTTTAATAATCTGGCAAATATAATACCTTTTTGTCAAACTTCCAAATTTTATTTTTTATTTTTTTTCAAATTTTTTTATTTGTGTATTTAAAAGTGTGAACCTACCATTAAAAACCACCCCTCCCTACTTTTGAAATAAAAATATACCCCTATGAAAATTATCATTACAAAAATCCAAAGCGTAACTTACGCAGGTGGACAAACAGCTCTTGTAGCAACTATGAAAGATGCTGAAGTGGGAACACTTGGTGGCCCTGGTCGATCTATCTTTACAGTGTATAATGACTCTTTGGCACAAGCTGAAGCGGATATTCAAACTAAACGTGAATATGATATACGCAACGAAAAGATTGTCGAGGGTAAAGAGTATGAAAAGAACGGCAAAATGATTAAGTCGCTCTGGTATAAACTGTAGAAATACAGTTTGTTAACCTAAGTATATACAGATCACTGAATATTAGGTGGTCTGTATATTCTTAATTCAGTATAACTAATTGATTTTCATTGGTTAATGAAGGTTATTTGAAGGTTAACTGTAACAACCACCCAATTATCCAACATTTCCAAATTCACAACATATCACCAACTAACATAATTATAGCATTCTATCACAATGAAATACTGGCTCAAGTTCTTTGATAATGACCACAATGTGATCATATCAACCTCAACAATATCCTTTGCAGGAGATGATCTTAATACAACTGAACTAAGAAATAGATTCAATACTAACTTTGTAAAGAACATACAATGTAAATGTGTTGAAATATCTTTCTTAGGAAATGGTGTAAATAGATCATTTGTTGCAGGAATTAAACAATCAAAAGTCTTAATCATTGATTCTCAGACTAAAAAAGAATACACACCTAAAGAGTTTTCAGCACAATTAGAAATACTCGATAAAATCTTAGCAGGAATTGAAGAATCTGTACAATACTTATTACAATAATCTTTGATCAAAAACATTCGATTAGAGTGTTGGATACTGAAAAGAATACTCAACTAGAGGGCATTTCCTGGATGATCAAAGTTTTTACCTTTTAAATGAATTAGGGAATAATAGTTAACATTCATATTGTCTGATGTATCAGAAATGTTCTACCCTAATTCATTTCTTGACACCAGTTTCTTTGATGTGGGATAAAGTGTAGTTGTAAGAATATTAATTACATATAAAAACACGTAATTAATTAAGACTTACCCACTCCTACAAGTTGTAGAATAAATAAATCGTAAACCTATTTATAGGTGATAATTACGTAATATAAAAACAACCTCTGTATAGAACATCAAAGTTTTCTTTTTGTTTTATGGTAATTACGTTCACTTGCCATAATCCTTTTTCTATTCAATCTTAAAAGAGCAATGTAATTTAATTGTATCGTCCAATCCATAATACTTATGGTCAAAGATGTGAGAATAGTAAAAATAAAATGAAACTAATAAATCTATCATATGAAAGTAAGGGTAAATTTAACAACTCAGGATTATTTTTCCTATGTTGGAACAAATCCGTATTACTCTTTACCTACAAGAGTAATACATTCACTACCAAGTGAATTGCGAGAAGGTTATAATATGAAATTCAAAAGACTTAAAGCATATGGTAACTATTATAGAGTTCACATATCTGTAAAAGTAGAAGACATTTCTATTATATCTAACTTAGAAGATAGATACAAAAGTTTTGGTTTAAGACCTACCAACGTATCTTGGAAAGTGATAAAATCTCACAAAACGGTTTAACTAATACCTATAACAAATTAGTTAACAATATCTTGTATTTAGTTGTATAGACGAACACGTGAAAAATCTGTTGTTAATAACTCGGCTTTCATATATCTATTCAGCTAAATACAAGATATATTATCTATTCAATATTCTAGTTATCATCATCTGGTAATATGACAGCTTAGACAACTGTATTCCTATACTAGATAGGTTCTTATTGCTCACGCTAATGACTTGCGTGTAATAAATTAAGACTGTCTTATGAAAACCTCTTTACAATCTTACACTTTATAACTTTGGTCAGTTATAAGGTATAAATTTGGGAAATTGCTGCAATATGTAACCTAAAGGTTACTGGGCTAAACAAAGCTTGACCAACAGTAGGATAATATACTGTTAGTTTTGTGATGCCTATTGAAATGGAGTAATAAGCATCCTCTATACTAGTAAATAACTCTAATCCTCACTAATATGCCTACAAGACAACTAAAAGAGTGCAAAATATGTGGTAATTCCTTTGATAAGGATAATCACGAGTATTGTCCTCATTGTGAGGAAGATCCAGATTTCTTAGATGACCAAAAGGTTATTAAAAGAGATATGAAAAAGAGAAAAATCCAATCAATTAAACAACTAAAACCATTATAACATGTGGAAATATAAAGTACTCAGAATTAATGGTGAAATTGATAACTTTGGACAGCTAGATGACTCAGATACTGATTCTGATAATATTGCGTTAGTCATAGAATCATAGATAGTGAAAGAGGTGGGATTCCTTAATTAGATTAATCGTTACAGTTAGATGTAAATATGAAGCTAACAAAAATTAGTTATCATAGAGAGTAAACTAAGATACGAAACTTAGTTCTAACAAAAAATGTACCTATAACAGGATACTAGCATGTTTAATAGACCTAAACGATATATAGTAAACTATATTGGAGTTAGTAAGCTATGATTGCAGTGGTGAACAAAGCCTGTTATTAATATCAAATCATATCAACCTAATGACAAATTATGTCATTGTTAATG